ACGACTATTTCCTTGGCGCTTGACCTTTATTGGCAGTTCACCCACCCAGGTTGGCAAGGCACACTCGTTGCTGATACGGAAGAGAACAGAGATATGTTCCGTTCAACACTGGCTATGTATATCGAAGGATTACCAAAAGAGTACAAGATTCCACTGGTTGCCCACAACAGAAACCAGATGGTTCTCAAGAACAGGTCAAGACTCTTTTACCAAATCGCTGGTAACAAATCTAGACTGGGGCAAGGCAAAGCTATCACTTACCTACACGGGACAGAGACTGCCTCATGGGGTAACGAAGAGGGTCTAGCTTCGTTGATAGCTTCTCTTGCTGAGAAGAACCCAGAAAGGCTGTACCTGTTTGAGAGTACGGCTCAAGGTTTTAATATGTTCCACGACATGTACAAGACTGCCAAAAGAGCTAAGACTCAACGTGCAATCTTCTGCGGTTGGTGGAGGAATGAGTATTACCAAGTCCCCGCTGACTCCAACATTTACAAGGTGTACTGGGATGGCAAGCTAACAGGTGAAGAGAAAGAGTGGCACAAAGATATTAAGAAACTGTACGGCTACGAGATTAACTCTAGACAGATGGCGTGGTGGAGATGGAAGATGTACGAAGGTATCAAAGACGATGCCCTGATGTACCAAGAGTTTCCTCCCACTGAAGACTATGCCTTTGTGATGACTGGCTCCAGCTTCTTCTCCCATACCCGCTGTACGGAAGCCGCCAAGCTGAGTAAGAAGACAGAGTGTGATTACTACAGGTATTCTTTTGGTCAACTGTTCCAAGACACAGAAGTCCTGAAGTCAACAGAAAGACTGGGTTCTCTCAAAGTATGGGAAGAGCCTATAGACAGTGCCTACTACGTGATTGGTGCTGACCCTGCCTATGGCAGCAGTGACTGGGCAGACAGGTTCTGTATCCAAGTCTTCCGTTGCTATGCAGATGGTCTAGACCAAGTAGCAGAGTTTGCAACCTCTGAACTTAACACCTACCAGTTTGCGTGGGTGATAGCGCACTTGGCAGGAGCCTACAAGAACTCTACCCTTAACTTGGAAGTTAACGGACCAGGGCAAGCTGTGATTAACGAGTTGAGAAACTTGAAACGCTTGGCTACCTCTATGGGCGGGGCTACAGGTCGGGACTTGATGGATGTGCTTGGTAGTATGACCAACTACATTTGGCGCAGGAATGACACGCTTGGGGGCTTGTCAAACAGCATTGGATACCTAACTACAAGCAACAGCAAGGAACGTATGTTGCAGTACATGAAAGACTATTTTGAGCGGGGCATGATGGGCATCTTCAGCATGGATACCCTAGAAGAGATGAAAGGTATCGTGCGAGAAGGTGGCTTCTTGGGTGCACCTGGTCGGGGTAAAGATGACCGTGTGATTGCCTCTGCCCTTGCCGCTGTTGCCTATGCCGAACAGATTCAGCCAAGATTGATAGCCCACAAGTTGTCTCGCAATGTCTCTGCTGCACAAGAGTCTTTCTCACCCGAACAAATTGCTGTTGGCAGGAACGTCAGTGATTACTTGAAAAGGATAGGCATGTATGGTTCATGACCAACTAACCATTGTCTCTGTGTACGGGCACAACAACGGTGCATCTGCCATACCTTCTATTGTCAAGAGTATGAAGGAGTTGAAAGGCAGTAAAGGCTTACTCATTTCTTTGGAGAAGCCTCCCAGATTGCCAAAAAAGATAGCTTGGAAGCGTTGTCATTACATAGACTACCTTGGGTATTCCCTCTTCATGATGCATGGCTTGTGCGCCTATATAGAAACTGACTACTGTCTTGTCGTGCAAGATGATGGTTGGGTACTTAACGGCAAGAACTTCAAGCCTGAATACTATGACTACGATTACATAGGTGCACCCTCACACTGCGCCTTTAGTGATGGTCAACTGTATCTGCACTTTTCTTGGACTCAAGCTACAGAGCCAGTCAAGGTCGTGCAGAATGGCGGGTTTTCCCTGAGAAGCAAAAGATTTTTAGAAGCCTGTAACAAGCACGGCATCATGCACCTCAACAGCAATGAGATACATGGATGGAATGAGGATGCACAACTTTCATGTATATTAAAACCAGTTCTTCAATCTTATGGTTATAAGTATTGCCCTGATGAAATAGCCAAATACTTCAGCATAGAGTATGCAGGGCTTGGTTTTCACGAAGAAAACTTTGATTACAACAAATTACTGGGACACCATGCCCAAACAAGAAAGTTAGCAAGCACCAACCATGTGGTTGTCCCTATAGACCCTATCAATTCATACGGTGAAATTGAGTTTTTAGATTGGTTGCAGACAAAAAATTACACCGTGGAGTACAGATATGACACCGTTAAGCAAGCGTGAACTGACAAAACACATGCAAAGGTTCAATGCCGACAAGGATAGAGGCATCTCTATAGCCCTGTTTGCTGAACTTGCAGGTATAAGTCATGGGCATTTCTATGATGTTTTCATCTATAACACCGAACCACTGACCGAAATGGTGCAGCGTAGGGTCAGTAAAGCATACCAACAGTGGAAAGCAGGTAACGTAAAGGTTATGAAACGCATAGATAACACACGTTATGTGGACTACAGGAAAGAATCTCAACCCGTTTTTGTGCCCAAAATGGGACTACAAGTAACTTCTGATGGCATAAAAGTAAAGGTTGGGATGGTAAACAGGCACGATTACAGCGAAATAACACTTGATGAAGCACTAAGGGGGTAACTATGGCAATTCTGAGAGATTATTACTGCACAAACCACGGTATTTTTGAGGCATGGGAGCCAGACTGCCCTATGAAACTGTGTAAAGGAGAAATATCAATTGTTCACTTGAAACCTGTAGGCACAAGGTCACCAAAAACGTCTGCAACAGACAACAATCTCAAGCAACTTGCTATTGAGTACGACATGACGGACATCAAGTCCACCAAAGCGGGGGAACACCAGACTGGTTACATGAAACGCAAGAATAAGCTGACAGACAAGCAGTTTGCTAAAGCTACAGACGCTATGCAAGCCCAAAACCAGCAAAAACAGAAAGAGTCTCGCCCTGGCGACTCTGTAATTTGGGGTGGTGGAGGCAACATTAGCATGAAATCTGTGATGGGTGGACAATTTAAGTCTGTTAACGGAGAATCTGTAGGCATCAATCCCAAAGCAGCGGGTGACCTGCAAGGGCCGAGAACTGCCAGTTATATGGCAGACCCAGATAACTTACAGGTGAAGCGATGAGAATTCCTAAAGAACCAGTAGCTAGAGAAAACTTCTATCTTGAATTGATAGAAAAATGTCTTGTCAGTCGTGAACAACGAAAAGTAGATTATTCATCTTTGCGAAGTTACTACCTGTTTGGTAACGCACCTGATGATGTACCCGCTATCTACAACAAGATTTACCCACACATAGACCAACTGACCTCGTTCCTGTACTCAGCAGAAACCACCAAGTTCTCTATCCACACGGGTGCGGCTGTATCTGACGATGAACAGATTAAAGTCCCAACTCTTTCTAAAGCCCTGAATGACGAATGGCTCAATAGCAATGCTGACCAAGTGTTCTCAACAGCAGTTACATGGTCACTTTGCTACAACTCCACCTTTGTCAAACTTGTGATTAACAATGGTATTCACCCCTATATGGTGGAACCCGCCTGTATTGGCGTACTACGTGAAGACAGTGCGTACACAGACAGGCAAGAAGCCCTTGTCCACTCCTACTACATTACCAAATCCGAATTATTTGACAGGCTCTATTCGCATCCCCAAAGAGATGCTATTGTCAAACGGGTCATGTCTACACAGCATGAGCGTACTGAGATTGCCAGCGGCGTTCAACGCATCATCATGTCTCAAACCAACCCGTCTATGTACGGTAACGTCAACTTAGACCTGTCTGGTAACCCTACCTACAAAGCCCAAGTCTCTGAAGATACGATTGAGATGATTGAACTTTGGGTTTGGAATGACGAGACAAAAGATTACCAAGTTGTAACCAAAGCAGACCCTAACGTCATCATTTATGACCGTACAGGCGAAAGCATGTTCCTCAAAGGTGAACTGCCCTTTATCCAAATCTGCCCCAACCCTCTCTACGATTACTACTGGGGTGGCTCAGAGGTTCAGCGCCTTGTTTATCTGCAACAGTTACGCAACAAGCGTATGACTGAAATTCTAGATTTGCTTTCCAAACAAGTCAGCCCACCTCTAGCTCTTATAGGTTTTACAGGCATCTTGGATGAAAAGAACTTTGCGCTTAATCGTGCTGGCGGTTTGCTTGCAACCGATATGCCAAATGCAAAAGTAGAAAAGTTAGCGCCCACTATTCCACCTGATTTATTTCGTGAGATTGGTGAAGTTGAC